TTAAAGTAACTGCATAACCAAACTACCAACACCCCAAGATGCTACCACAATTAACCAAAACAAAGCCCATATCTTAAGTCCATAGCATATATAGCAGTCGGCTTCTTCGTAAAATTCTTTGGGAGTAAAAGCCTTGCCCGTCCAATAAGCACCTATTGCAAGTAGTGCTATTACAATGATTCCTATTATTATTTTCATTTCTCTTTTGTTTTAAAGGTTTGCGCCTACTTTTTTATGTGTGCGCCTATAATTGTAGGGATTCACCCTTACTTAATCGTCGTCTATATCCTCGTAGCCCTCGTCTATATATCCCTCGGGAAGGTCGTCGTCTCCGTACCACTCCTCCTGAAGCACTACAGGCTTAACCTTACAGCTCTGTTTACCGTGAGCGTGTAGGAAGTCCGCTATAGCCTCTCTGATTCCCTGAGCTACCTCTAGCTCGTCCTCTAGTGCGTACATTTGCATAGCCTCGTACAAATCTTCGGGCGGCAATCCGTGTGCTAATGAGAATATAGCGCTTTCGTAGTTGGCTCTCACTACAGACTCGTCTAGACTCATATTTCACCCTCTTTGTGGTATTGTGATAGGTCAATTAGTTCGTCAATAAAAAAAGCGTCGTAGAGTTGCAGAGCTGCCTCGAGTTTTAACTGCCCCTTTTCTAGTGTCTCCTGACTCGCTTTAAATATACCTATGTCTGTGGTTGTCTTATCAATTACCAGCCAATAGAAGTCGGGTACGTCGTACATTTGAGTATAGAGGTACGCCTGAAGGTCATAATCGTATTTATCGACAGTAAAAGCAAACTGATTTTTAAGAGTACCGTTCTTTAGCTCCACGTCCTTAAGTCCGTCGTTGGTTGTCTTTACGTCTGCTACGAACTGCCCCGCTCTGTAAATATCGGCTTTAGCTCTTACAGGTATTCCGTCGAATAGGGTCAGCTGAGGAACTTCCACCTCTGAGCCATTTAGGAAGCTTACACAGGCTTCGTTTTGTAGGAAGGCTGTCGCTATACGGTTGTTCATGTATTTCTCCTTTAGAGTGTACGTGTAAGGCTTACCGTTCTGCTCTACGGCTAATTTCCATTTAGTGGTGTTCTTAGAGCTGGTGTCTATAAATGTGAACTCGTCGTACTTCTGAGGCTCTAGTATTTCAGTATGCACTAGCTTACCGTCTCTTAGGGCTTGTGTCTCAGGGTCAGGTTTGCGGAGCTTATAGTCGAACCATTTAGGAGACTTAAGTAAATGCTTCATGCTCGAGTAACTTAGTGCCTTGTCAGTGCCTAGCCATTCGTAGTAGAATTGGTCGTCTAACATATTGTCAAGTAGCGTCTGTAGCTCGTGAGTCGAGCCGTCTAGTAGTGTTATTTTCATTTTTCCTTACCTGTTAAATATATTAATACTGCACTTATTGTAAATGCTACCAAAACTATAACCCATCTTAAGTCTATCATTTTATTCTGTTTTAGTAGTTGATACCTCTTTATAAATCCTCCTTAGTATTGCTTTAGACTCGTCTACGCTGTAGCCCGATAGATACATAAGAATAAGCTCCTCTATGCTCGACCGTCTAGCCGTCTTATCTGTGGACTCTATCTTTTTAGACAGCGAGTCTATTATCGGAATCCAGCGCTCTACTGCCGTTATGTACATAGGAGCTCCAATCCTAAGCTGTTGCTCTACAACCTTAGAAGCGTGGTACACTGTTGCCCTGTCAATCTCTAGGAGCTCAGACAGAGGGGCGTGTTTGATTTTGAACCTATTTAATAAGATTGAGGTAAGCGAGTGCCTCGCTAGAATTACTTCCTGTCTTCTCGTCTTCTTTAACGGGTTCACTCCATACTCTCGCTGGTACGTCTTCGCTATCAGTTCTATTAGGTCTTTGCTGAGTTTCATATTCGTAGAATTTCCTTATTTGTTTTACTAGTCTTTGTTTTCTGTTGTTTACTGCTGCGTATGTTACGCCCTGCCGCTCTGCTATCTCTTTGACGGTGTACCCCTGCACTAGCAGCTTAATAAGTTCTGAGTTCCTGTCTATAAGGCAGTGCTCAGCGTCGGTTATTAGGTTGTCTATCTCGGGCTGCTCGTCTGTCAGCCTGTCTAATATACTCCTGCTGTCGTCTGCGTCGGTGTAGAAGCTTGACTCATTATATACCTCAGCCTTGCGTTTTTTAGCCTCCTTATACTTAATCATTTTAGAGATACCTGAACGAACAGCCCACTCTGCCGCCGAGTTCATGTGGCTCTTATTCTCGTACTCAGTGCCTCGTCTTCTTATTAGCGCCTCCATAGAATAGAACTCAGCTCTCTCTAGGTCTTCTTCATTTGCGAAGTAGCCGCCTCGCTTACGGGATACATAGTGTACGAACCTTTTATCTGTCGGGAAGTATTCAGCTATTTCTTTATCCGTTAATTTCATCTGCTTCTAGGTCTTCTAGTTCAAAAATTTCTTCTTCGAGCAAATCGTTATATAGGTCTATAGCTCTGTAGAGTTCTGTTAAATTCATAGTTATAAAAAGGGGGATTTTCACCCCCTCGGTTTTTATTTTACTTCGTCAATTTTATAAGTTAGACGGTCTCCCATTAGCGCCTTCATTTGCTTAGCGTGTTCTGTTACAAAAGATAGAGAGCCTGTGTAAATGTGGTTTCTTTTTGCACCTGAGCGGAAGTATTGTACTTTGTAAGTTTTCATTTGTTTTTTGTTGTTTGATTACATGACAAATATACGGCAGTTTTTTAAACCTACAAACTTTTTTAGATTTTTTTTTGAAAAAAAGAAAAGGGGCTAAGCCCCCTCTCTAAAGTTCCTGCCCCTCTAGGTATCTCTCTAGAGCTGCTAGAGACCTCCACGCCACCTTAGTTAAGTGGAGAACTCCGTCGTCGTCCATAGGGTTAACGCTGTGGTCTATTAGGTGTCGAGTCAAAGCGTCCAGCTCGTCTGTGCTTTTGTTCTTGTCCCAATGCAGCGGAGCGTCGGGGTGGTGCTGGTCGTTACCAGCTTGGGAACATTTCGCTACAGCCTTAAGAGCCTGTGGAAAGTATTTCAGAACTCCTGTGTAAACAGGTGTAGCCTTACGGTCTTCTGCTTTTGTTTTACTCATTTTCTCTTACCCATTAGGTCTAACATTTGCTCGAGGATAAAGCAACCAACGCCCCACGCTAAAGCGAAGATAAGGGCAGCTTGAATAGTCTCTAGAATCAGAGCGGTAACAAAAGCCGCAGCGATTCCGTCAAAGTTAGAACCTAGGGAAAACATAATTTTCTTAAACATAGTATTTATTTTTTGGATTTATATTCTACAGAACCATTAACTCATTAACGGCGGTGCGCCCACCGATTACAACAGCGCAGCCTATAGCTGGTTTTTTACCTGCCTTAGCGTAAGCCATAGCGTAGCTCTCGTGGTCAATACCACAGCCTACCTGACAGCCGAAGATTCGGGTATTAGCTCCTACAAAGTATTCAGTATATGCTTGAGTGTGCAGGTGTCCCTGTACGGTGCTCCTCATATCTGCTTTCGCCTTCGTCTTAGCCGTCCCTGCTTCTCCGTGTACGTAGTGTACGCCGTCAATATCTACAGAGGTTACGAAATTCCATTTAGGGGTGTTCAGGACTTCCTTATAGTCCTTTATCCACCTATTAGGAACTGCTGAACTCTGAGCCTTACGCATAATAATACGGTCGTGGTTTCCTATTGTAACGTCTGCGTCAGGGAAACGGTGATACCAGCGGCTTAGCCTGTCTATTGCTAGGTCTAGCTCCTGAGCTCCTCCCATTCCGTTGGCGTCTGTCTCATGGTAGCTGCTGTAGTGGTTGTCTATTACGTCACCAATAAACACAACCCTATTACAGTTGTAACGCTCGTACACTTGTACACAGTGCTCGAAATAGCTGTCTAAATCGAACGGAGTGTGAAGGTCTCCAATAACTAAAACTCTAGTTTCGTCATTGTTAAAAAACTCGTAGTTAACGAGCTTCTGTCCTGACAGTCGGGGTCTCGTTTCTTTCATTATTCCTTTTCTTTTATTAGCTCCGCAACATGGAAAAGCTCACCCGCTACTCTCTCGTATTCGGGGTGGTCGTGTTTGCCTATACTGTCTAGAGCGAGGAGTCTAGTCGCTAACGTGTTTGCGATAGCTTCCAGCTCCTCTTTGCTCATAGCTCTAAGGCTATTAGTCTCTAGCTCTTTCATAAACTCTTTTTAGCTCCTCAGCCATTTTAGCTACACACACGCCACAGCTGCTAACTACTCTCTTAGAGTTAAAGATGTGGTTATAAATTTCTACGAGCTTCTCCTGAGTCGGTCTATTTACGTAGGAATGACTTACAGAGAAGTAACCCTCTAGCCATTCGTACTGCTCGTCTAGTAAGTCGTTAAGCTTACGGTTAGGGAAAAGGTCGTTAAGCTTCTCAGCCCGTGCCTTACAGCCGCAATCGTCAGTAATTGCCTCGACTACTGCCTTAATGCCTGTAGCCTCTGTCACCTTCTCGATTTTAGAGCCTAAGCCCTTGTCTGCTGCCTCTCCTAGAATTTCTAGAACTACAGCCTTTTTAACCTTGAGCTTTTGCGCTATCTTACCTGCGCTTAGCCCCTCGTCGTGTAGGTCGAACACCTTCTCGTTCAAATTATCCATAATTTTTGGATTTAATGTAGCTCAAACATAAGGAATATATCTGAGACTACCAAATTATTACTCTATTTTTTTCCGAACTTTTCAATAAACTCCTTATAGTCGTCGTACAGCTGTTCAGCTATGTAAAGGCGGCAACGCTTCATAGATAAATAAATTGTACGATTACCAACGCCTGACTCCTCGGAGATTGTCTTATAAGATTTCCTAGTAGTACAATACTTTTTAAAAACAGCTGAGTCGAACCATTCAATATCTGAGGTAGGGTCTGCTACAGCTTTGTCCAGCAGTCTAAACATTTTCTGCTCTAGCTCGTCCTCTGCCTGTCTCTGTTCGTCGAACTCCTCTGTTAACATATATTTTTCCTCCATGTCGTACTCGTCACCCATAAAGGAGTAGTCTAGGTTAGACTTCTTTTTTATGTCGTTAATCACAATAGAACGCAACACGAAAAACACGTAACCCTTAGAGACCTTTTCCGTCTCGCTGTCTATTACCTTTTCGTACAAATTCTCGTAACGCATTAGGCGTAAGTAAGCCTCCTGTACGTAGTCCTCGGCGTAGTTCCTGACNGTCATATTATTACCTGCTATTGCCTTGACCATGTCCACGTAGTCCGAGTGGTATTGGCTTAGTAAACGTATTGCTGTTCGTGTGTCCATTTCTTAAAAGTTTAGGTCAGGACTCCCTAGAGGAATCTCTTTGTTAATTTGTGGCTGTACAGTCTTTATAGGGTCAATTCCAGCAACCGTGAAGGCTACGTTACCCGCCGCCATTCTAAGCGAAATAGGAGCGTCTATAGAGGTTGGTCTTCCGCCTGTTTCTGTCTCCTTAACCTTTAGAACGTGAATGTCTGAGATAACCCACCTAGTAGGGTGACCTGTCAGCCTGTGAACCGAAAGCACGTCGTCGGCTCTGTTGCCCCACTTACCCCCGCCTTCTACGTCAGCCATTGAACACGGCTGAGGTAACCCTTCGAACTCATGACCGCTTGGGTACTTTCGTCTTAAAGCTTCTGTTACTGCGTGAGCATTTAGCCATACAGAGACGTTATTCTCTTTACAGAAAAGCCTTATTTCCGAGGCTATTTGGTAGTCGTATTCGTGAGCGCCTACAGAGCGCAATAAAGCGGGGTCTTTTGTAAGCGAGTTGTAAGGGTCTATAAGCATACCGTCGTAGTTCCATGCGTCCTTTATTGCTTTCGCTTCAGCCATAAGGTCTCT